GTCGATTGCGGCCCCATCGTTCGGACGGAACACCCCGATCTTCACCGAGCCGTTGCCCATAGACGCCATGAACGGGCGCAGGGCAGTGACCTTCGCGCGAACCGGAATCCGGACAACAGCGCTCGTCTGCGAAGCCGTCAGCGCAGTATACGCAGAAAGGAAACCGTAAGCAGAACGCTTACGCCCGCCTTTCTTGATCTGGCTCGTCTTCGTTGCAGGCGACGCGTCTTGGTCGGTGACGACTTGAGAAATAAAAGTATGTGGCATGATTGTGTCCTCAGTTCGTCAGGTTAGATTTGGTCGTCGGCGAGAATCTGGATTACCTTGCCGGGCTGCGTGCGGGTCGCCCCGAACGTGGCGCAGAGGTAGACCTGAGTCGCATACGATTTGTCGGCGCGCTTGGTGACTTCCGCGACCATGTCCTTCCACACCCCCAAGTGCATGCCGCTCTTTACCCAAACCGGGACAAGACGGTTGCCACTGGTGATATTCAGGCGCTCGGTCAGGATAAAGTCAACCCCCATGAAACGCTTGACGCGGCCATCCACCAGAACCGCCGAGTTGCCGTAGTCCTTATTGTGAATCTGGACTTCCTTCAGCAACGCGTCGTGCTCGTAAGAGCCGATTGCGCCGTAGACGCCCTCCATGAGTTCGCCTTTATTCGCGGCGATCAGCTTCTGGATTGCGGATTGCAGCTTGGCGACGTTCAAGCTCGACGCCGTGCCGCCGACGTTAACGCCGACTTGGTAGAGAGACGTGCTGAACGTCTCGTCCGTGTCGCCGTTCTCGCCTTTCTTGGCGGTCCCGAAGAACGCAGTGAGAACCTCGTCATCGTATGCGCGGCTGATCGCAGCCGCCCCGGCCCGAGCGTACGGGCTGGTCGGTTCGATGACCATGCGCAGCTTGTCGAACTCGTCGATCAGGCTGGCCCACTCATAGTCCTTGGGCAGCACCCAACGCTTCTCTTGCGGAACATCCAGGAGCGGCGTATCCGCGTGGCGATTGGTTTTAAGGACAGCAGCGGTTTCTCCGAACTGTTCGACGATGCTGGCTTTCTTACCGACATACGAGCCGGTAACGACAGCTTGACGAAGCCGAGAACCTTCCTGCTGAAGCAGAAGCTCAACGTTCGCTTTGTACTGCTGTACAAATGCGACGGTGATATTGTCAGGCATTATTGCCTCCGTAACGTGTTGGTTAAAACATTCCCGTTTTGTACCGATCAGGCTGGTACGCCGCCGGGCTTGTCCCTTACGGGGGCACCTGTAGGTGGCCGGTAGTGCGGGGGCTTTTGACCTTGTCCGCTCGGTTCCCTATTACTTCAAGTATACCACGCGACCTTCAGTTTTCAGGGCCGAAGGCCGCGCGGGGAAAAATTAACCCTCCGGATACATGATCGAAAAGAGCTTCGCCTGCTTCTGGCGTGCGGCCTCGTGGCCGGGGTGCGATGCGTCGAGCAACGCCTTGCGGAAGGCGTCGTCGCCCTTCGTCTGGTCCCACTGCGCCTTGGCCTCGTCCGGCGTCATCGTCTCGCTAAAGCCGCCGCGCTTCTCGCCGCTGACGAATTTATCTTCGCCGAGCTTCTGCCCGAGGGCAGCGAACATCTTCATCGTCTCGGCGTAGCCGACCTTGTTCTCGATCGCGTCAATAACTTCCGACGTGAAGCCGAGCGCGCTGGCCGCCGTCTTGGCACTGTTCAGCATCCGGTCGTGCCCGCCGCGCCACTCCTGCAGGAGCGCTTTCTTGTCTGCCTCGACGCTAAGCTCGTAGTCCTTGGTCTGGGCGTCTACCGCATTCTTGAGATACGCGTTGTATTCCGCCGACACGAGTTTCGCCTGCGCCGCCGTCAGCCCGGCCTTGTGGAAAGTTGACTTAGCCCAATCGGCGTACGCTTGGTCGAGCTGCGCGCCATTCGGCGCATCCAACTCGTACTTGTCCGGCGACTCCGGCATGCCGAGCTTTGCGAACACCGCGCGAAGGCCGTCCGGGTCGTCAGCGCGTGGCATGACGAGCAAGGTGTTCGGGTCGCGCCCGATCAGCTTCTCAGCCCCTTGGTACGACTTGATAACGTCAGCGGGCGTCTGCCAGCCCTTGTTCTTTACATACCCTTCAGCTTCCGGGTCAGTGAGGCCGTGCCACGGGCTGCCGCCAGCAGCACCAGCAGCGCCGCCGTTGTCGTCACCACCAGAAGCGCCACTGTTACCTGCGCCGCCAGCCGCGCCGCCCGTCGCCCCATCACCGGCCTCGTCTTGCAAAAAGTATCCTCGTACGAACATTGTATCTCCTAGAGGCCGAGTTCGGCCAAAGCGTTGATGAAATCAGTTGCGCGCAGCTTCGTGACGCACGCGTTGTCCTTGTAGGCGCAGAATCGGAAATCGTGCTTGAACATGAGCGTCCAGTTAGACTGGCACCCGGCGCAAGCCAGCTCGCGCGGCGTAACGTGGCGCAACCGCCAGTTGCGAATGCCGTACCGCACAATCGGGCGATGCCGCGGGGAGACGTGCGTCATGCCGTACACTATCGGCGCGTCAGTCGTCCCGGCGAGGTGCAGCGTGCCGCCATCAAGGCCCACAACCGCCGCGGCGTGCCCGCACCAGTCGCGCGCTTCCATCAGCGTCGTCTTGTCGCGCAGGTCCAAGCATTGCGCACGCAAGGTTTCCGGCAGCTCGCCAAAGTGCTCCTGCACGATCAGCGGAATGTCCGAGCCAACCACCCGCACCGTAGTCTCGGACTTCCCGAGGATGACCGGCTGGTAGCCGCTACGCAGCGCCCACTCCAGAATCGGGCGCATAACCGTCGAGTGGAACACCCTGTTATCCGCCGTAGCCCCCACCGGCACAGCGATGTAGGGTTTGTCCAGCGGGCGCGGCCCGAGGGGTGCGCGGTGCGGGTAGCAGCGCTCGTCGTCGCTGTCCGGCATCCGGTCGAGCAGCGTCATGTACGCAAAGTCTACCATGTCAATTTTGTTGCGAGTAGACGTGTTGTTGACGACTGCGTTGATTACAGACGGCCCGGCAACGCTTGGGTCGTCGGTCTTGGTCGTGAACGTGTGCAGCGGCAGAAACCGCAGCCCCGGCGCGCCGATAAGGTGCTCCACCAACGGGACTTGATGCTCGGGCAGCCACACGGTCATGCGCACGTCCTTGGTGGTCGTGAGCCGGGCGTGCCGGATGGCGGGCAGCGACGCGATCATGTCGCCAAGGGCGGCGTGAACGAGAATGAAGTTCACGTGGTCCTCGGTGCGAAGCGGAATGTTGTCACGAAACACTGTCGTCCTCCGTTGGTTGGCGGCCGTCATAGCGGTCCCACAACTCGTCAGGCGACAGGCGCAGGTGATCCTGGATGCGCAGCCAAACCTCCCGGCGACCCTCAAGAACGGCGTGCATGCGTGCGTCCTGATGGAAAGTCGAAACGTTCGCGTGGCAAAACTTCTCCAAGTCCTTCAGTACGTCTGCACCGTTGGGCTGGTTGAAAGTCTGCTGGTAGTGGTAGCGCCGCTGAAAAAGCGCCTGCCGCAGTTTCTCCCAAAGCTCGGGGATCACTTGACCACCTTCAGAGTAAACCTGTATTCGATAACGATGTTGCTCTCGCGCTTCTCCCGCTCGCGCCAATCACTGTCCGGGTTTACCGCCGGGTCAAGCACCATACGGATCGGAGACTGTATCTCGAAGTCTACGCCAAGATACTCCCAGAGCGGCGTAAGGATCGCGCCCTTCGCCGCCATAGCGGCGCAGTGCGACCGCGAGAACATCGCCATGCCGTCCGGCGTGACAGCCCGCACGTGGGTTGGGTCGTTGAGGAACACATCGTGCCGCGGGTGCGGGACGATGACGCCGATGATCGCGCCGTTACGGCACACCCGGTACAGCTCTTTCAGAAAGTGGAAGAAGGGTTCCGGCCCCGGCCCCAAGTGCTCCATGACGTGCCACGCCTGCGCTCCATCGACGGAGTCGTCCGCCCACGGCCAAGGGTCGCGGGAAACGTCCAGCAGCACATCCGGCTTGGTCGCCGGTTGCGCGTCTACGTTGATGTACCCCGAAAGGGGCTTACCGCCACTGCCTAGGTTGAGTCTTAAGGTTGCGTTACGGTCTTCGCTATTCCCGCTACTGCCGGGGCGGCGTCGATCATCTGCTGCGTCTGCTGAGCTTGTGCGCGTTGTTCCCGCGCGGCTTGCACTTCGTCGAGCGATCGTGTCCAAGAGGTTGGGGCACCTTGTATGTCAAGAATTTCCGGCATTGCGACGTCGAAGTTGAACCAGTCCAAGGGCGACGGGTCCATCGTGTTCTTTGCGTAGTTCGCGGCTACGTCGAGCGCGCGCATGAAGCCTGCAGCCTTTTCGGCGCGCTGCATGCGCGACATCGGCGAGTCGTACTCGATCTTGTACTCGGCGGCCTCACTGCTGCGCAGAATACTCGGGGCTTCCGGCATCAGCCCTTGCTGCGCCAGCAGGTCCAGCTCCCGCTCGATCAGTGCCCCGAGAAATTCGGATTGCATCCGCCCGGCAGTTGGCGCGACCAACATGCCTTTCTCGCGGGCGCGCTCCAAGACTTCGGTCGCCGTCATCTGCGGCGTATCAACGAGAATCTGGAACAGGTTTATCAGGAACGCGTCGTGGATGATCTGGCGTTCCATTTCCATCAGCTTGTCGCCGACCGCGAGGTTGCCGGTCGGAAGCGCATGCACCAGCGGGCGGCCGTCGGCATTGACGCCGCCAGGATTAAGCGCTCCCGGCTTCAGGCTGAAGTTGCCGAGCACGCCGTCATCGAACGCCAGCAGGACCGGATCGACGGTGCGGTGCCCTTGCTTGAGGACAGTCTTTTTCTGCTCGTTCAGCACCTTTATGGACGGCAGCACCCACTGCGCGGGGCCGCGCCCGTAAATCTCTCCCGACGCTTGCGTGTAGCGGGTGATCGCGTACGGGAAGCTGTCGTAGCCGCCCTCACGCATGGTCGCCTGCTGCTCTACCGCGATGTATATCGACGCGAACCTTTTGCCTTTCGCGTCCACCCGCACACCGTCGTAATCTTCGCGCGGCATAACGACATGCAGTACCTCGAACTTATTCTCCGAGGTCTGTGAGTTCTTCGCCATGTCGCGAATATGCTCGGGCGCGTTCACACCGAATTGCTGCGTAATCTGCCGCGCCGTAAGCCAGAACGAACGGTACAGGGTGTCTACAATCCCCGCGTGGTTCTCGACGAAGTACGCTTCGCCGAGGTGGATGTTGCGGTACCGCACCCCGCGCCCGGTATCGGGCTGGTCCACAAATATCACGCCGTTACCGTACGCCCCCAAGCCGAGATACGCCTGTTGACTGTTGCCAACGAAGTTGGCGACGGGACGGTAACGGTAGCTGAACAGGATGTCGTTCAGCTCGTCGAAGAACAGCCGCACCGCGCGGTTACGCTTGAGCGCCTTGTCCACCGGCACCAGCCGGTGCCAGATGCCGGACTGCGGCGTAGCCAAGGACTCGATAACGCTGGCGAACCGCTGGCATGCGATCGAAGTTGTTGCGTCGTACTGGACTTCAGTGCTCTTGCGCCCGGCGCTGCCAAACGCATTCGCCAGACCACGGCCGAAGAACGAGTCCTTGTGGGCCGGGATAATCCGCTCGGCGGCCT